GAGGTGCTTTCCCTAAGCCTGATGTTTTTAAGAAACTACCAGAGCCAAAAGGAAGGGTCGAGTGGTACACGAAGGACGATGTAGATCGTATCGAAAAGTGTGCACGTGAAGTATTCCAGAGACCTGATGTTGCAGACATCGCCACCGTCGCTGCCTATACAGGTATGAGACAAGGTGAACTGTTGAAACTCAGGGCTAAAGATGTAGATTTTCGGGTTAATTCCATCTTTGTTGGTGGACAGAAATCAGTTTTAACTAAAACTAGTAGCCACGAAACTACAGCTTGGAGAGAGATACCAATCGTCCCTAAAATTCAAACTATTTTAGAAAGACGAGTTGATAGTGTATCTCCACACATTCGTATCTTTGGAGAGGAGTGGGCGTCGAAAGAACGTTTACTTAATGCCTTTAAAAGTGTTACTGCTTTTTTAGAATTTTCTCCTAGTTATGTGTTTCATACCCTGCGACATTCTTTCGGAGTTTGGCACTGTGAAAGTGGCACATCTTTAAGAATATTAATGGACTTAATGGGACACGCTTGTTATAAAACAACCTTGCGATATGCTAAGGCTTCAGATACAGCCAGACGCAAGGCTATGGAGAATTTCTCCACAGACTTAGCATAATTACAGCATTCACTTTTCGGACTATATACCTACGGAAACTTGCATAAAGGGAAAGCACACTCATCGTGCACCTTCAACGAACACCCCACACTTCCCATTCATAGAACGGAGAGTGGGGGATTCGAACCCCCGAAGGACTTTCGCCCTTGCTAGTTTTCAAGGCTAGCACGAATAGTGAATCACTAGTGGATCAGTTATCGGGCAACCGCTGACTGGTCCTTTTTTTATTAGTGAATTGATCCACTAACGATACGCATCAAGACCACATATGTAATCCAGCACTGTTACTACATGAAATCATCTCCCTTAATTGACGAGCAATTTGCTTTAGAGAGGGAAGCGATCAAGGTCGGGTTAAAGAAACTTCAAGACAATTCTTTGAAGTTAGAACTTAAGGATTATGCATCAGCTTCTATCTATGGTGTTGCCTCAACGCAAACACTTTTACCATTAGTAGTTCAAAAGATAATTGATACTAATGACAGGATTCATCATCATTCGAACGGACCAGCATTTAAGGAAATTTATGAATATTTAGAACCCATCGAACCGTTAGCAGCTGCAAGTATCGCAGTGAAATTAACCTTCGATAATGTATTTAGTTGCAGAGAGAAAAAAACATTAGCCGTCCACATTATCCATTCAATTGGAGTGGCATTAGAGCAAGAATGTCAGTTGAGATATTACGAAGAGAAAGCTCCAGGATTACTCAAAACTATTAAGGAAAAATACTGGCATGAGTCTTGTGGGACTCAGCAGAGATTTGTTGTCACTCGAACCATGATGAATCGTTGCGAGGTAGAACCATGGAAAACATGGAGTTCAGATGCAAGGAAGAAACTGGGAGGTTGGTTACTCGACTGTGTGATGGGAGCAAGTGGCTGGTTTGAACGATTTAAAATGCGTAAAGGGTATAAAACATCAACGCATATCGTTCCAAGTATCGAATTTTTAGAGATTAAGGACAAGGTCATGGCAGATGCTGAGCTTTTCAGCCCATGTGCATGGCCGATGCTAGTAAAACCGAAGTTATGGAGTAACGAAGAGCGAGGCGGATATTTGATGAACGAGGTAATGAAAGGTCACGATATGGTTCGAAGAGGTACGGGCGGACTAATACAGGGGAAAGATCCCATTGCCTTCCTCAACAAAATATCTGGGGTCGGATTACGTTTAAATCCATTCACTGTAAATGTTGCCTTACATTTATATGAGAAAGGAATAAGCGTAGGAAAATTCATTCCAATCGTTGAGCTTCCCCTACCTCCTAAACCTCCCGACATTGAAACCAATAAGGAGAGTCGGAAAAGTTATAGGAGAAAAGCAGCTGAGGTTAGAAATAAAAACGCTGGCTCATTTCGCAGAGCATGTAGAACAAAGATGACAATGGAGGCTATTAAGAGATTTAAGGATCGTGAACGATTCTTTATCCCCTACAGCTTCGATTACAGATCACGAGCATACGGAATACCCTCCCTATTAACTCCTCAAGACACGGACTTTGGTAAGAGCCTTTTGGTCTTCGCCGATCCGTCGTTTATGAATGAGGAAGCTAAGGAATGGTTGGCTTTCCAATGTGCAACTACTTATGGACACTCGTTAGACAAGTCCAGCTGGGATGAGAGACAACAGTGGGTTAAAGATAATCTAAATTTAATTGCTTCAATAGCTAGAGATCCTATTGATTGTCTACCTGATTGGGAGGTAGCTGACGAACCGTTCCAATTCCTTGCTGCATGTGACGAATACTATCACTGTGTCATGGAAGAAGATCGTAGCTATACCTCATTGATGGTGGCCACAGATGCAACCTGCTCTGGATTACAGATCCTCGCAGGGATGGCAAGAGATAAATCAACAGCTGAGTTAGTTAATGTCCTTCCATCGGATCGACCTCAAGATGCTTATAAACGTGTAGCTGAGATTGCTAAACCTAACTGTCCTGAATCCGTACAACCATATATGGACAGGAAAACTGTTAAAAGAGTAGTGATGACCTTGCCTTACAATAGCAAGCCCTTCTCTAATCGGGCGTACATCAAGGAAGCTTTACTTGAGAAAGGTGTAGAGATTAGTAAGGAAGATTTAACACTCACTGTTCAAGCAGTCAGAGATGCAATGCATGTCATTGTTCCTGGACCGATGAAGGTCATGGCTTGGATAGAGAAAGAGGTAGCAGCTGCAATAAAAAGAGGGGTAACTGAAATCACTTGGACAACTCCATCTGGTTTCAATGTCTCCCAACAGCTAATGAAAAAAGATAAACCTCAGATCATTAAGCTACAACTATTAGGACGATGTGAGTTAAGTGTTAATCGTTATACAGATGAACCTGATATAGCTAGGCATAAGGCAGCAACAGCACCAAATTTAATCCATTCATTGGATGGGTGTCTGTTGGCTAAATCTGCTATTCGCTTTTCACATCCTCTTTGCACAATACATGACAGTGTCTTGTGTAGAGCGACTGATATGTCTGAACTGTCAAGGATTGTACGTGAAACATATATGGAAATGTTTGCCGAACATGACTACCTAACAGACTTTGCTCGACAGATAGGAGCAGAGACTGAACCACCGATTATTGATGATCTAGAACCAGAGTCAGTAATTGAATCAACATACTTTTTTTGTTAATGAGAAACATCCACACCACCCTTGAGCCTGTAACCCTAGAAGGATATCAGGCAGTGATGAAGCCAAGTCAATACGGCTATAGCCTACGTGCCTTAGTTGGTAAAGATATGATAGATAAATTAGAAGACGAGAGGGTTGAGTGCCTCAAGTGGGCAGAGTCTAAGCTCAAAAACCCACGCCGCAGTAGCCTCAAGCCTGAGCCATGGGAAGAAGTTAGCGATGGTCAATACATCATTAAGTTCTCATGGAATGAAGAGAAACGTCCTCCCGTGGTAGACACTGAGGGTACGTTAGTAACAGATCCAACAACACCTCTCTACTCTGGGTCTACGGTCAAGCTAGGCTTTATACAGAAGCCTTACCTACTAAGAGATGGTGTCTCCTATGGCACGTCTCTGAAGCTATCTGGAGTGCAGATAATATCCATCAATGCTAAGGCAGGGGTTGATACTGGAGACTTAGATGAAACTGCAGCTGCTGAGTTGTTTGGTAAGACATCAGGCTTTAAGGCTGGAGAACCTAACATTGAGGCAGCTGGCACACCAGCGTCGGTAGAAGATGACTTCTAATGTTCAGGTCACAACTTGAAGAAAAGGTATCGGATCTTCTTTGTGAATTAGGTATTAATTATGAATATGAATCGACTAAGGTTCCATATCAAATACAACATAATTACACACCAGATTTCCTATTACCTAATGGAGTTTATTTAGAGGTCAAAGGATATTTTGATAATGACAGTCGCCGCAAAATGAAGGCGGTCAAGCTTCAGAATCCTGACTTAGATATTCGAATGGTTTTTCAAAGCCCTTTTAATAAATTAAATAAACGCTCGAAAACTACATACGCCAAATGGTGCGAGAAAAATAAAATCCCTTGGACCAGTTGGCACAACATACCAATGGAATGGCTCATATAGAGAGCGAATTCGAAAGGCATATTTCTTGTGATGTGTGCGGTTCATCAGATGGAGCATCCCTCTACTCTGATGGACATACACATTGCTTTGTATGCGATCACCACACCTCAGCCACAGGCGAGGTAAAGCACACTCATCAAATGACTACAAATGTACAACTCAAAGGATCAGCCCAAAGGCTGCATAAACGAGGTATATCAGAAAAAACCAATCAGTTCTACAAAATATTTAGAGACGGAGAACTTCTACGCTTCCATTATTTCACGAACGACGGAATACTTCAGGGAGCAAAGATAAAGACTAAACAAAAGGATTTCTATTATGAAGGGATATCTACCGATACTCTTTTTGGTCAGCATCTATTTCCTAGTAGCGGTAAACGGATTATCGTTTATGAGGGGGAGCTAGACGCTGCCAGTGGCTACGAGGCAATGACTGGCTGGCCGCATGTCAGCCTCCCTCA